CGGAGGATGACGCGGAGATCGACCCGCTCATGGCACTGGTGGAGCAGTTGGCCGACTTCTTTCGGCTGCGTCGTCTCATCGCCGCACCGTCGGCCGTCTGGCTGAAGACCGAGAACGTTCCCGTCTACGCGATGGAGCACCTGGAGCAGAAGAAGCTGTTCACCAGCGTCCTGACGTTCACCTTCCGAGTCGGGAGATAGCGCCATGAACAACGTCATCATGCGAAAGGTCGTCGTCACCGGTTCCTACCAGCCGCTGGTCAGCCAGAAGCTGATCGGGTCGGTCACGATCTCCTGCCCGCCCGCCAACGCGGGCGTCGTGCTGTTCAAAGGCGACGACGGCACCGACGTGCCGTGGGTCGCAGGCGAGTGGCACGACTTCCAGAGCGTCGACCTGTCCACCATTCAGGTGCGCGGCACCGCCGGCGACACCGTCACGCTCGTGGGAGGAACCTGGTGATGGGATACCGCAGCGTCACCAACATCTTCGTCGGCACGCTCGACGACGTCCCGGACGGCGTGACCTATTTGCGCGTCGCCGGCGTCGCGGGCGGCCAGGTCACGCCGGGCTCGATTCAGGTCGGTGCGATCCAGTCCTACCACATCGGAAACAACCAGGTCGGCCCGGTGCAGACGAGCGGGTGGACGGGCGTCATCAGCGCCCTCAGTGGCAATTACACGGTCATCAACGGGCTGGTCGTCGGCGACGGCACGAGCAGCTCGAGCGGCGGCGGTTCGGATTCTTCCGGCAGCAGTTCCGGGTTCGAAGGTTCCAGTGGCTGGAGCGGCAGCGGCACCAGCGGGTTCTCCGGCAGCGGGGAATCTTCGTCAGGCTGAGCACAAGGAGATCGATCATGGGCATCAAACTCGGGATGGAAGCGAAGCTGTACCGCAACACCGGCTCCTACGGCTCGCCGACGTGGGCGGAACTGACCAACGTGAAGGACGTCACGCTCAACCTGGAAAAGGGCGAGGCGGACGTGACCACCCGCGCCAACAGCGGCTGGAAGGCGACTGCCGCCACGCTCAAGGACGCCAGCATCGAGTTCGAGATGGTGTGGGACACGTCCGACGCCGGGTTCGAGGCGATCAAGGATGCCTACTTCGATAACACCGCCATCGAGCTGGCCGTCATGGACGGCGCGATCGCGACGGCTGGCAGCCAGGGCCTGCGGGCCAGTTGCATGATCACCAACTTCAGCCGCGAAGAGCCGCTGGAGGAAGCGATCAAGGTGAAGGTCACCGCCAAGCCCACCTACGCCGCCAACGCGCCGACCTGGTTGACCGTCGCGGCCTAAAGCCAAAGGAACGCATGAAGACGTTTACCGATAACACGGGCCGCACTTGGACGCTGGTGATCAGCGTGGACGCGATCAAGCGCGTTCGCGCCCTCGCCGGCGTGAATCTCATGGAGGCGGTCGAGGGGAATCTGATCGAGCGCTTGGTGGCAGACCCCGTCCTGCTCTGCGACGTGATCTACGCCGTCGCCAAGCCCGAGGCGGATGCCAACCAGGTCACCGACGAGGCATTTGGACGCGCGATGGCGGGAGACGCCATCGAACACGCGACGACCGCCTTGCTGGAGGAACTGGTCGATTTTTTCCCTCGGGACCGCCGTCGGCTGCTGGGCAAGGCCCTGGAGAAGCTGAACAAGCTGAACCAGATGGCGGTCAACGCGGTGGAGCAGAAACTCGACAGCGGGGAGATGGAAAAACAGATGCAGGCGGCGCTGGCCGCGCTCGACAAACGATCGACGCCCCAGCGGAGCGAATCACCGCCGACGCCGCCTGGAAACTCGTCTGGCAGCTCGCCGGAATCGTCGGGGTGGACCCCGCAGATCTGACGCTACAGGAGCTGGTCTGGATGGTCGAAGGCCGCACGCAGGAAGACTGGAATCACACGGCGTCCGTGCTGGCGATGGTCGCCAACGTGAACCGCGACCCGAAGAAAGGCCGGCCCCTGCGCCCCGGCGACTTCCACCCCCACGTGAAGCCGACCGCGTCCGAGCCGCCGCCGCCCCAAGCGCCGGTGTCGCTGCTCAAGAGCGTGTTCGTGGACAACACCCCGACCCAGAAACTCTCATGAACCGCCTTTGGATCATCCTCCTGACCGCCACCGCGATGCTGAGCTGCGCCGCCGCTCCGGCGGTCGCGCTGGCGCAGTGGGTCACCGAGCGATTGGCCCCACCGGCCAGCCCGGCGCTTTGGTTCGTGGGCGCGTTGATGGTCGCGGGAATCGCGGGTTCCAGGGATGCGGTGCGCTGGCTTTCAGTCTCGCTGCTGCAGCGGTGGCGCTCTTGGCGCATCCGCCGGGTGCAGCACCGCTGGTCTCGGAGGGCGATCCATTGATCACCGCCAAGACCAAGAACTTCTTCTTCGACCGCGCCGCCGTCCGGAGCATGATGGATGCCAAGACGGCCAAGGCGCTCTCCCGCGCCGGCGCGTTCATTCGCCAGCGTGCCCGCACGTCCATCCGCTCGCGCAAGAAGATCAGCGAGCCCGGTCAACCTCCCTCGTCCCACGTCGGGGAACTCAAGCGCCGGATCTGGTTCGCCTACGAGCCCGCGACCCAGTCGGTCGTAATCGGGCCGATGCGCTTCAAGCAAGGCGAAGCCCCCGGTCTGCTCGAGTTCGGTGGCCAGGCAACCCGTCAGCGGCGCAACGGCGAGAAGTACGTCGCCACCTACCGCCCGCGTCCCTACATGGGGCCGGCGATGGAGAAAGAGCTCCCGAACCTGCCCTCCCACTGGGCCAAGAGCGTGAAGGGAGGCGTGTGACGCGATGAGCGCCGGCGCTTCCAACATCCGGGCCGGACGTGCCTACGTCGAACTCGGCGTGGACTCCAAGGCGCTGGCCCGCGGGCTCGACGCCGCCGCCCGGAAACTCTCGGCGTTCGGCGCTGCCGTCCGGCAGATGGGCACGCGGTTCATCGGCATGGGCGCGGCGATCCTGGCCCCGATGGGCGCAGCCGCCAAGGTCTTCGCCGACATGGGCAGCGAGCTGGTTGACATGAGCCAGCGCACTGGCGTGTCGGTCGAGGCGCTGTCGGCGCTGGGGTTCGCGGCGGCGCAGTCCGGCAGCGACCTAGCGACGGTCGAAACGGGCATCAAGAAGATGCAGAAGGGGCTGACGGCCGCGGCGCTGGGGTCGGAGTCGGCCAATGAGGCGCTGGGGCTGCTGAACCTCACGCTCAAAGACCTGGACGACCTGTCTCCCGACGAGCAGTTCAAGCTGATCGCCGATCGCCTATCCAAGATCGAAGACCCGACGATCCGGGCGGCGCTGGCGATGGAGATGTTCGGGCGCTCCGGGACGGACTTGCTGCCACTGTTCGCCGGCGGCGCGGCCGGGATCGAGGAACTCGAAGCGCAGGCCAAGAAGCTGGGCATGGTGATGAGCACGGAGGACGCGCAGGCCGCCGAGTCCTTCGGCGACCAGCTCGACGCCCTCTGGATGGTGATGAAGAAGGCCGTCGCCACGATCGGCTCGGCGCTGGTGCCGGTGCTGTCGGACGTCGTCAAATGGATCACGGATTCGGTCGTCAGCGTTTCGGCGTGGCTCAAGGCGAATAAGGATCTGGTCGTCGCCGTCTTCAAAGGGGCGGTGGCGCTGGTGGCGCTCGGCGGCGCGATGGTTGTCGTTGGTACAGTCGTCTCCGCGTTGGGCCAGGGATTTGCGGTTCTGGCGACGGTGGTGACGGGCGTCAGCACGGTCATCGGCATTCTCGGCACCGTGGTGGGTGCGCTGGTCTCTCCGATCGGGCTGGTGATCACCGCGATCGCGGCGCTGGGCGCATACCTTATATATGTATCGGGGGCGGGGGCGAAGGCGCTGGCCTGGCTGTCCGCGAAGTTCAACGTCCTCAAGCAGGACGCGCTGGCGGCGTGGCAGGGAATCGGCGACGCGCTGGCCGCCGGCGACATCGGCTTGGCCGCAAAAATCCTCTGGCTGACCCTCAAACTCGAGTGGCAACGCGGGGTCGCGGCCCTCCAGCCAATCTGGCTGGGGTTCAAGCTCTGGTTCATCAAGGTCGGTTACGGGGCCTTCTACGGCCTGCTCGCCGCCTGGGAGATCGCCCAGCACGGGCTGACGGTCGCGTGGATCGAGACGACTGCCTTCCTCTCCAGCGTCTGGACGAAGTTCAGCAGCACGGTCCAGAGCGTGTGGGAAGGAACGCAGACCTGGCTGGCCGACCGGTGGCTGGAACTGATGGGGCAGTTCGACAGCACGCTGGACGTGGACGCGGCCAAGAAGCTCAACCACCAGCAAAGTGAGGCCAACCAGCGAGGCATTCAGCAGGAACGCGACTCGGAACTCAATCGCATCGAGCAGGAACGCGCCGCCAAGCGCGACATGGAATCCAAGCAGCACGATGCCGAGCTGGCGCAGATCGGCCAGGCGTATGACGACGCCATCGCGCAGGCCAAGTCCGACAACGACGCTAAGCAGAAGGCGACGCAGGACGAACTGGCCAAGGCCAAGGCCGAGTGGCAGGCGGCGCTGGCGGAGGCGAAGAAGAAGCGGGCGGACAAGGAGGCGGAAGACGGCCTGGGGAAACTGGACGGCCCAAAGAAGATTCTGTCCAAGCCGTCGGACCTGGCTTACCGGATCGAACAGACCCAGAAGAACATCGGCGTGCGCGGCACGTTCAGCGCCCCCGAGGCCCGGCGGTTCGGCGCGGGCGGCGCTGCCGACCGGCTGACCAAGGCCTCGGAGGACACCGCCAGGAACACCAAGAAGATCCTCGAACGGCTGCGAGACGGCGGCGCGGAGTTCGACTGATGAGCATCTCCGTCGTCGAAAAGTTCCAGAGCAGACCGGCCACGGGTGGTGAGAACGCCCAGACCGATCTGATCTTCATTCTGCGCGGCAGCGACGACGAGATCGCCCTCAAGGGGGCGCTGGTCGCGAGCACGCCGATCAACTACGACGGCCTGCGCCGCAAGAGCTGGCACGTCGAGCAGGTCGGCAACGAGCTGTGGGAAGGCACCGTCCGCTACGCGCCGCAGGATCAGGTCCACAGCGACGTTGGCGTGATCAAGCTCAGCGTCGATACGACCGGCGGCTCCACGCACATCACGCAAAGCCTGGAGACCAAGCACAAATACGCGCCGCCGGGGAAGGTCGCTCCTGACTTCAAAGGCGCGATCGGCGTCACCCACGACAACGTCGAAGGCGTGGACATCATCATCCCGGTCTTCAAGTTCACGGCCACCAAGGTGTTTGCGCCCGCTGGGCTCCCGGACCTCGGCACTCTGTACGACGTGACCGGCAAGGTGAACGCGGGCACGTTCTCGGTCAGTGACACCGTCACCGGCATGACTGTCGCGCTGGACGAGTGCGAATGCCTCTTCAACGGCGCGAAGATCGGCGAGCCCCGCGACGACGGGAACGTCGAGATCTCCTACGACTTCGCCGCCAGCCCGAATGTCACCGGTCTGACCGTCGGAGACATCGTCGGGATCGACAAGAAGGGGTGGGAGTACCTCTGGGTGCGGTACGCCGACGTAGATGACCTGGCCGCCAACGTGCTGGTCAAGCGCCCGATCGCCGCCTACGTCGAGAAGGTTTACGAGCTGGGGGACTTCGCAGGGCTGGGACTCTGATGGCCGACCCCCTGAAGAAAGTTCGCCCCCACGAGAAGCTCCGCATCCCTGCGGCGGCATACAACGCGTTCGTCGATGCCACGCAGTGGGTCCGGCAGCACCAGACCGGCAACGACTCCGAGGCAAGTCGCGCCCATCGGTCGGCCGGGATCATCCTCGCGAAGAACAAGACCGGCGCGAAGCGGGCGCGGTTCCACGTCCTGGGGATCGACGATCCGATCATCACTCCGGCCGCCAACCTGGACGAGTTCAAGAACAAAGTCGCCCTCAAGGGCGTGGTGCCGCAGGAGAAACACTTCGGCAAGTTCGTCATCCTCCAGGAGCCGCTCGACCCGGACGGGATCGGCCGCGCCATCGTCGCCGGCGTCACTGTCGCCCGCGTGCGCGTGGTGACTGAGACGGACCGCTTCGCCGACATCGACGAGGGCCAGTGCGATCGGCTCAAGACCGTGCCGTGGGGTTCGACCCGCATCCTGTGGAAGGAGGCGGGCCTCGGGATCAAGTGGGCGGTGGTGCGCCTCGGGGACAGGCCGAAGTTCGCGATCTTCGAACTCAATGGCAACTGGTATCCCGGCACCGGGTGCCACACGGCGTCATCGTCCGGCTCCTCGGGCGAGGTCAGCACCTGGGCGGAGGGGGAACCCGACGGCTGGGCGAAGATGGAAAACTGCCGCCCGGTCTACTTCTTCACGGGCGACTGCACCTACGCGGCCGCCGCCAACGAACCCACCCAAACGGTATGGCACGTCGTCGGCTATCCCGGCCAGCACCGTCAGCAGGTGATCTCGCTGCACAAGGCGACGGGGCTTTTCCCGGCGAAGTTCGGGTGCGGCGACTGGGTCTGGTGTCACTTCAACGAGCAGGACGGGCGCTGGCAAATCATCGATTCGTATGAGGACCACTGGCGGTTCCGCCTGCTGACGCCGCTGTACCGGTGCGGCTCGGCGCTGGCGAAGCTGGTTCTCTACCAGTACGGGCGCTGGTGCCCGGTCGATCTGACCTTCACCGTCCACGACTCGGTCGGCATCGTCTGCCCGAACCTGTGCAAGTGCCTCCCCTCGGCCAGCGGGAACTGCAACTGCGAGAAGCCGAAGTTCGTACCCGCCGGCACCTACGGGATGGCCAAGCACTACGCCGACAGCTGCAAATGGGAGGTGCTGAACCTGGGCGAGGGATGCTGCGACGGCACCAGCGGGTCGAGCGGGAGTTCGTCGGGCAGCAGTGGCTCGTCCAGTTCATCCTCGGGCCAATCCAGTTCGGGCAGTTCCGGCTCTTCTGGCAGTTCTGGGTCGTCTGGAAGCGGGTCTTCTGGCAGCGGTTCGTCGGGAAGCGGGAGTGGTTCTTCCGGGAGTGGTTCGTCGGGGAGCGGATCGTCCGGCAGTGGCGGGAGCGGCGTCACCATCCAGGAAACGGACGTGCGATGCGTGGACGGGAAGCTCAACGTCTACTTCCGCACCGTCACGATCAGCCTCGTCGGCGGCGTGCTGACCAAGCAAACGGGCGACTGGACGCTCGACCACCAGGCCGGGTGCTGCTGCTGCAAGTGTTGCTCGGGCAGCTCCAGCGCCCCGTCGTCTAGCGGCTACTCCGGTTCATCCTCCTCCGGACACGATTCGTCCGGCAGTGGCCCCGATTCTTCCGGGAGCGGCTCGGGTTCATCGGGCGGCCCCGGCGGGCCGGGTGGGTCGTCCGGATCGAGTTCATCTGGCAGCGGTTCCTCTTCCGGCGCTCCGCCAACCTCGTCGGGTGACCCCGGTTCCTCATCGGGCGACACGTCATCCGGCAACCCGCCGCCCGGCGGAGGTGGCGGATCGTCCAGCGGGTCGTCTTCTTCGTCGTCAGGCAGCTGGTCGCCGACTTCCTCGGGCAGCGGTGGCGAGAGCGGCAGCGGTTCGTCGTCTTAACGGAGTGGCAGTGCGATGCGCGTCTTTCTGATCGGATATCCCGGCGACATGGGCGGGGCCAACACCGAGGCCTGGCACACGGTCAAGCTGTGGCGGCGCTTCGGCGTGGAGGTCCACCTCGTCCCCACCTGGAACGCCGATCCCAACTGGCGGACGCGCCTCGACGCGCTGGGGTGCGTGACGCACGAGGCGTCGATCGAAACGCTCCACACCGTGCCCGGCCTGGCCGGCGCGGTGACGGTGGGTTTTTGCAATGATCAGTTCATCGCCGCCGCCCCGCGATTGCGTTCACTCGGCTGCTCGCTGGTCTGGCTCAACTGCATGACCTTCCTGTTCGACCACGAGCATCGGCTCTTCGCCGAGCACGGGCCGGTCGACGCGATGGTGTACCAGAGCCAGTTCCAGCGGGACCAGATCGAGCCGCACCTCAAGCAGTACGGCTACGATCCGGCCAGCGGGCATTTGATCCGAGGCGCGTTCGACCTGGCCGAGTGGGCGTTCAATCCCCGCCCCCACGCTAAAGGCGAGACATTCGTCGTCGGCCGCGCCGCCCGGCCGGATCAAGACAAGTGGTCGAGCAACACCTGGCCGATCTACCAGCGCATCCAGTACGCCAACAAGCGGGCGCTCATGCTCGGCATGAACGACCGGACGCACGCCAAGCTCGGTACGCCGCCGGAGTGGGCGGACTGTCTTCGCCCGGTCGCGATCACGCCTCAGCAGTTCTTCGCCCGCCTGCACTGCACGCTGCCGGTCAACGGCGGCGCGAGAGAGAACTGGCCGCGGGCCGGGCTGGAGGCGATGGCGTGCGGCGTGCCGATCGTGGCCCAGAACCTGTGGGGTTGGCGGGAGATGATCGAGCACGGCGTCACGGGGTTTCTCGGCGACGACGACTGTGAACTGGCCCACTACGCCGCCATGCTCGCGCATGACGAACACTTGCGGCTTCGGATCATCCACGCCGCCCACGATCGCCTGGTGAACCAGCTCGCAAACGCGGAGGTCATCTGGGAGGGCTGGAAGCGGCTGTTCGAGTCACTGGAAGCCAACGGGAGGGTCGCCGCATGAAGATCGCTGTTCTGAACTACACCACGCACAACATCGGCGACGACATTCAGGCGCTGGCGATGGAGCGGTTGCTCCCCCGGGTGGACCTCCGTGTCGATCGCGACAATCTCGCGCCGGCGGCGGCGTGGGATGAGTCGGTCCGGCTGATCGTCAACGGCTGGTTCGCCAAGGGGATGCACAAGGTCTGGCCGCCGCCGGGCCGGGCCAAGGTGCTGTATGTCGGGTTCCACGCCACCGGCGAACAAGCACTGCCACTCGGGATCAACCAGCCAATCGGCTGCCGTGACCCGTGGACGGCGGCGATCGCCCAGAAGAACGGTCTGGACGGATGGGTGTCGTACTGTCCGACGCTGACCCTCTCCCGGCCGTACGTCCCGCGCGACGACAGCATTCTGCTGGTGGACGTTCCCGAGGCGGACGTGAAACGCCTACCACCCGAAATCGCTGCCCGCGGGCAGGCGATGACGAACATCATCCCGCCGGCCACTGCGGATCGACTCAGCGAAGTGACCCGCCGCCTGGAACGGTTCGCCCGGGCGCGGTGGGTTATCACCACGCGCCTGCACGCGCTCTTGCCGTGCGTGGCGATGGGGACGCCGGTCGTGTTCATCAAGCCCGCCCACTCGGAGAACCGCTACACCGGGTTCCTGCACTTGGGTTGGCGCATCGCCGACGCGCCGTGGGACGACCCGCGACCCCGGTGCGACGCTTCGTTTGTGGAGGCGATGACGCTGCCGCTTCGCCTGGCGGTAAGGAGGTTCGTGGAATCATGAGCACCACCGCCCCCATGAAACTTGCCGCGCTCTGCTGCACGTATCTCCGGCCCGGCACGCTCGGGCAGTTGATCGAGTCGTTCCTGCGCCAGGACTATCCCAGGGACCGGCGAGAGCTGGTCATTCTCGACGACGCCGGGCAGTACGAGAACCAGGAAGGCGACGGCTGGCGGCTGATCTCCGTTCCCCGGCGGTTCCACTCGCTGGGGGAGAAGCGCAACGCCTGCGCCGCATTGGCGTCACCGGACGCCGAGGGATTCCTCGTCGCTGATGATGATGACCTCTACCTCCCGCACTGGTTCAGCGCTAGCGCCAAAGCCCTGGCCCAGGCAGAGTGGTCGCGACCCGGCCTCGTGCTGATCGAGGAGGACGACCGGCTCAAGGAGCACGATACCGGCGGCCTCTACCACGGCGGGTGGGCCTTTCGCCGCGCCGCGTTCTACCGCGTGCGCGGGTACGGCCCGCACGACAACGGCGAAGACCAGGAACTGGCCGGTCGCCTGGTCGCCGCCGGAGTCACCGAGGCCGACCCGTGCAAGCCCGCGCCGCCGTTCTACATCTATCGTGTGAATAACGGCAGCTATCACCTCAGCCACATGGGAGATCGCGGCTACCAGGAACTGGCCCGTACTGCCGGCCAGAAGGAGACGATCTCTGTCGGCTGGCCCCGCGACTACAGTGCCATGCCAACAGTCAAACGCTTCGCCTTCGCGCCGCACGTCAGCGGGAAGGACGGATTAATACCGGTCGAACTGATTGGCCCGATCAACGCGCCCGGTGCGAACGGCCCGACCAACGGCATGTTCGCGCTGCAGAAGGCCCTCAAGAAGCGGATCGCCGAGGGGCTCGATTGGCTGTCGATCAAATCGTTACCGGTGAGCAAGGGGGCGCTGCCCTGGTTCTGGCACTGGGACGACCGGCGCTATGCGATGTGGTGGGATTCGGAAGGCCTGCCGTTCGTGCAGGGGCCGAACATGCTGTTCACCCACTCCGGCTCGCCCCGGATCGACGCAGAGGAGTGCGCCCTGCTGGACGCGAAGAACTGCCGGGCGATGTTCTGCCACAGCGAGTGGTATCGCGACCTGATCGCCAAGCACCGCGGGCCGACCAACGCCTCTCCGATCCACCTATGGCCTTACCCGATCGACCCTTGGCCCGGCGAGCCGCTGCCGGCGGAGCACGACCTGCTGATCTACGCGAAGAACGGCCACCGCCCGGGCTTGCTCGAACACCTGGCCGAGCTCTACCCGCGCCACGTCCAGATCCATTACGGCCAGTATCGGCGTGAGCAACTGTACGACGCGGCGCGGAAGTCCCGGGCCTGCGCGTACCTCGCCGACGACGACCACGGGCCGCTGGCGCTCCAGGAAATCCTGCTCGCCGGTTGTCCGGTTGTCGGCGTCCGCACCGGCGCGGCCTTCGTGCAGCACGGCGCGACGGGAATGCTCGTCGATCGACTGCCGCCGGGCCGGTCGTGCATATCTTCCGATGCCGATCACGCCGTGCTGGCGAGCTTCGTCAGCGCAATCGCGGCGGCGATGGCACTCGACCGCGCAGTCGTGCGCGACGCCGCGACAGAGGCCTTTGCCACGGAGCGTGTCGCCGACCGGGTCATCGGTCTGCTCGCCAACGCCAGAGCGGCTACCGTGTTGCCGGTTCAGCCGTACCCTGCTGCGATTCCCGAGGCGGCACGACTCTTGGACACCTTTCACTCGACATCCTGCTGCGGCTGATGCTAATCCCTTAAGTCCATTTCAAGAAGTATTTTGTGTGACAAACCGCCAAGCGATTCGAACTGGGATCGCGTGATAGCATTGACTCCGATATAACACCTGCTATAGTTCTTCGCATCGCGTCCAGTAATGTTTGGAAGCGAGCCGAGGAACTCATGCCCCCCGAATCACCATCTTCCAGCCTCCCGCCGGACTATCCGGCCCGAATCAAACAGTTTCGTGGCCGGCTCGGTCTCACGCAGGTGGAGCTTGCTGCGCGCTTGGGGGTTTCCTTCGCGACCGTGAATCGTTGGGAAAACGGGCAGACGAAGCCCTCCCCGCTCGCGTGGTCGCAAATATCCAAGTTCGATGAGGAGGGATCATCGCCGACATCGCTCGCGCCGTCGAGCGCCCCGCCCGCGATCGACTTCACCAGCGCGCCGGAAATTGTCCGGGCGCTGGCCGAAGGTGAGCGCCTTTCGTTCGGCCACATGTTCAATCCCGCGTTCGCGACGGAGATCTCGCAGATCGATCCGCTGCCGCACCAGCGGATCGCGGTCTACGAGCACATGCTCAAGCAGTCCCCGCTACGGTTCCTCCTGGCGGACGACGCGGGCGCGGGCAAGACGATCATGTCGGGCCTGTACATCCGCGAGATGAAGGCGCGCCGGGTCATCAAGCGCGTCCTGATCGTCGCGCCGGCCGGCCTGATCGGCAACTGGCAGCGCGAGTTGGCGACGCTCTTCAGCCTTCAGTTCCGCATCATCAGCGGCGCGGACGCCAAGAACACCAACCCGTTCATTGGCGAGGGGAGCGACAACCTCATCGTCAGTGTGGACACGCTCTCGGGGCCGAAGGTCTTCGCCCGGCTCCGCGAGGCGGGCGTCGCCCCCTATGACCTGGTCGTCTTCGACGAGGCGCACAAGCTGTCGGCGGATCGCGGGAACGACTTCCGGGTCCGCAAGACCGACCGCTATCGGCTCGCCGAGGCGATCGCGGGCGTGGGCGGGCTGGACGAGGCTTGGACGCTGCCGTGGAGCGCGCACCACCTGCTGCTCCTGACCGCCACGCCGCACCAGGGCAAAGACTATCCCTACTACGCCATCTGGCGCTTGCTCGACCCCGAGGTGCTCTCGACGCCCGAGGCGTTTGACGAGTACCCGCCCGAGCGGCGGCAGGCACACTTCATCCGCCGCACCAAGGAGGAGATGGTCCACCTGAACGGCCGCCCCCTCTATCCCCGACGCATCTCGGACACGCTCGGGTACGACCTCACGCAGGGGCCGGTCAGCGAGCAGACACTCTACGACGAGACGACCGACTACATGCGGCACGTCTACAACCGGGCCAAGTTGCTGAACCGGTCGGCGGCGCGGCTCGCGATGAGCGTCTTGCAGCGCCGGCTCGCGAGTTCGACCTTCGCGCTGCTCCGGTCGTTCGAGCGGCGGATCGAGAAACTCGACGGCCTGATCCGTCAGGTCCAGGAGGGCAAGCTCACCGAAGAGCAGATCCTGATCCTCCAGCGCCGGCTCGCGGACGAGGACGACGTCCTCGACACCAAGACGGCGGAGGACGAATCGTCGGAGAACGGGCGGGAGGAGAACGAGGTCTGCGAGGATGAGCTCCTCGCCGGCGTCATCGCCGCGTCGCTCACCGACCTGGTCGTGGAGCGCGAACAGGTAGTAACGCTGCGGGAGCTGGCCAAGAAGGTCTACGGCCTCGGCGCGGAATCCAAGTTCGACAAGCTGCGCGAGGTGCTCACTGACCCGAAGTTCGTCGGTGAAAAGTTCATCGTCTTCACCGAGCACCGCGACACCCTAAGCTACCTCATCCAGCGTCTGGGCGGCATGGGGTACACCGGCCAAATCGCTCAGATCCACGGCGGCATGCACTACACCGAGCGGCAGGAGCAGGTGGAGCGGTTCCGGCGCGATAACAAGGACGGCGGCGCGCGGTTCATGATCTGTACCGACGCGGCCGCCGAAGGCATCAACCTCCAGTTCTGCTGGATCATGGTGAACTTCGACATCCCGTGGAACCCGGCCCGCCTCGAACAGCGCATGGGCCGCATCCACCGCTACGGCCAGAAGCACGACCCCGTCCAGATCGTCAACCTCGTCGCGCCCAAGACTCGCGAGGGCATGGTGATCCAGACGCTGCTGAACAAGCTCGAGACGATCCGCGACAGCCTCGGCAGCGAGAAGGTCTTCGACTCGATCGGCCGGCTGTTCGACGGCGTCTCGCTCAAGACCTACATGGAACAGGCGGTGCTCGAAGGTGCGGACGGCGTCGCCCGCGAGCTGGAGGGCCGGCTCACCAAGGAGCAGGTCGCGGCGCTCGCCGCGCAGGAGAAGATGCTCTACGGCGACGGCGGCGACGTCGCCCGCCAGCTCCCGCGCCTGCGGCAGGACTTGGAGCAGGAGGCGTATTGCCGACTGCTCCCTGGCTACGTGCGCCAATACATCCAGAACGCTGCCCCGCTGATGGGCATTCAGATCGAGGGCGATCTCGACGGGCTGTTCTCGTTGCGGCCGGCGAAACGGGGTGCGGTCGATTCTTTTCTCGCTACGCTGGAGATGTATCCCGCTAAGCAACGCGGCTCGCTGACCGTGGTGCGGCCGCCGCCGGGCGAGAAAGACAAGTCAATTTGGGTCCATCCCGGCGAGCCGATCTTCGAGCGCTTCCGCTCCGTGGTCAGTGACCGGTTGAGCGACCAGGCCCTGCGCGGCGCGGTTTTTATCGACCCGACCTCCGACAAGCCGTACCTCTTCCACCTCGCGCTGGTCAGTGTCGTCAGGCAGGCCGATCCGGAGCTGCCCGAGCTGGCAGCCGAGGACGTGATTGATTGCCGATTGGTTGGCGTGAAACAGTTCGACGGGGCCGAGGTAACCCTCTGCCCCGTCGAACACCTGCTGTTGCTCAAGGGAGGCCACGGCCTCCCGCCGGCGGCGCAGCGCCTCGCGTTGATGGCCGAGAAGCTGAAGGATCAGGCCAAATCCTTCATGACCGAGCAGTTCGCGAGAAAGATGGCGGTGGAACTCCGGCAAGCGCTGCTCGCCACCCTCCCCGATCGCGAGCAATACATCCGCCGCGGGTTCGACTTCCAAGAGGCCGAACTCGCCGCCGCCCGCATCAAGCAATCCGAGAAATCGCGCACCGGCAACGCCGCCGCCGCCAAAGCGCTCAGCGACATCAAACTGCAGCAGCGCTCCCTGACCCAGCGCAAGGCGACGGCCCTGGCGACCGTGCGGCGCGAGCCGGAACTGATCGCGCCCGGCGGGCTGACGTTCCTCGCGCACGCGCTGGTGGTTCCTTCGGCCAACCCGGACGACCTCGAACAACATGACGCGGAGGTCGAGCAAGTCGCGATGGACCTGGCCCGCGCGTTCGAAGAGGCAGTCGGTGCAACGGTCACGGACGTTCACACGCCGGAGTTGGCCCGGGCGGCCGGGCTGACCGACAACCCGGGGTTCGATCTGTTGTCGATTCGGCCGGCCGTCGACGGCGGCCTGCCCGAGCGCCGGGCGATCGAGGTCAAGGGTCGTGCCGGGGTCGGCGAAGTTCAGGTCTCCGATAACGAGTGGGCCAGGGCGTGCAACCTCCGCAGCGGCTATTGGCTGTACGTCGTCTATCACTGTGCCACGCCGACCCCGCTGATGGTTCGCGTCCAAGACCCGTTTGAAAAGTTGCTGGTGCGACCGTTCTCTAAGCAGCAGACCACAGAGCGGTTAATCCGCACGACGGTCGAGGTGGGCGGCGTGCGCGTGTCGCAGACGCAGGTGATCGAGGCCGGCGAGCAGGACTGAAACGAGGGTAACATGAAGTATCTAGTCGTCATTGCGATCGAAGAGTATCAAGACCCATTGATGAAGCGCGTGGCCTGGGCGCAGAATGACGCTGACGCCGTAGTCAAGGCGTTCGAACTTCACGGCTACCAGAAGGCCGGGCACTACATCCATCGCAATGAGGATGCCACCAAGACCGCGATCGAGTCTCGCCTGCGTCGACTGGCGAAGCAGCTTACGGCTGACGACGATCTCGTGTTCTATTACGCGGGACACGGCTTTTCTGAAAGTGGCCACAATGTCTTAAGCGCGTGGGACACTCAGTATTCGGACATTGAACACACCTCGATCAGGTTGTCGACGCTCCTGGAGCAGCTTCGCGAGTCAGAGTGCAAGCGCATTCAGCTCTTCCTCGACGCATGCCACACAGGTTTGCCCGTTGACTCCTCCGGGCGCGGCATCCACACGGAACTCTCCGAGGCCGAACTCGAAGACTTCTTCCGGACGTCAGAGTACTGCCTTGCATTTACTGCATGCCGAACCGACGAGAAGTCATATTCCAGCGGCAAGCTGAAACACGGCATTTGGACGTATCACGTCATCGAAGCGATCTGCGGGCGCGCAAAACTGGCGCTCGACAAATACAACCGTGTCACCTCGATTTCGCTGCAAAACTACCTCAAGAGGCAGGTGCCACGCACTATCGCTGAAACGTTCACGGACGGGCGACAGCAGAACCCATGGATGTTCGGCGGCGCAGACGGCGAATTTGTTGTTGCCGATGTTGGACCGATCCTGGAGGCATTGGCGACGAAGCCCACCTCCGAGGCGAGGCCGCTGCCGCGCGTTACTTTCTTTGGCGAAGCAAGCCTCAAGGTCAAGAGCCTTAGCGGATTCAAGCCGACTCATCGGGTTCCGAAGACAGTAGACTCTTGGACTCAGGATTGGGTGGAAAAGATTGGTGCTGAAGATGTGAAAGCGGAGATTGAAGAAGCCTACGCGAAGATCCGCGACACGATGGGATATACGCGGCTGGATCTGAAGAAGGGCTATACAGGCGGGTCGAGTGGAACCATCGTCACCCCCGACTTCGACTACAACGTCTCGCTTTCTCAAGATCCCGAATCCTCCGGCGATGCCTTGATTCATCGGGAGGTGACGCATATTCGAAATCCAGCGGCCGTCCTGAGTGATAAGTTCCAGGAAACATTCCCCCGCGCTTTCGACACGATTCGGTACTCGTCCATTGCAGACATCAAGATTCAAGACGTTGTCGATCAGCTGGAGCGTGACGAGCCGGATGGAATCGAGCTGCTGGGCTACGACGAAGAATGCACCTACTGCAATCTCCGCATCGAGGGGATCAGCGGGACAATTAAGATGACGGCCGACGATGTCGAGATCGTAACCCCCGGC